CGATTGCTCTCATTCTTTCTACGAGTCGATCCGCACGATTGGTTACCTGGCGGTACCATGCGCTATCTACCATTTCATCAGCAGCAGCATTCCAATCTTGAGCATCTACTCCGCGTTTCATTCCTTTAAATTTAGATAAACGAGGACGACCCATATTAAACATCATATTGGCTATAATTTGTTGGACTTCTTCTGGCAAATCATCGAAGTCTGGATAGAGGATTCTGCATTCCGATAACACGACTTCAACATCTTTATCGAAGCATTCGTTAACTCGGCTTTCTGTGATAGCTGTTCCAACTGGTTGCCCAGATTCAGGATCACTATCAAGAACCAAATGGCCGATGCCAAAAGTAGGGAGATCCAAATGATCGAGGTAGATTTCATATTTCACGCCTTCATCAATTTTTAGTTGTTCTCTTAGATTATCAATATTCATTACCACGTAGCTCCTTTTACTTCCATATAGCAGTTACGGTCCGGCTTGCTGTCTGCCTGCTGAACCCAGTTAAGTTCTTGAATTAAACGATTATACCAGTTTTTATCATGCTGGTCATGTGCTTTATTCATATCGTCCATGAGCTGGCTGATACGAACTTTTATATAATTTTTTCTACGATTTTCTTGTACGTTACTAAAACTATTTCTCATCATGTATTCTCCAAAGTAAATGAGTCAGGTAAATCTCTTAAAGGTTGTTCGCAATCACATCTATTACAAACATCGTTAATGCATGTCATGCATTCTGTTGTTAAACAATGGCATCTACAACCACAGTTTTTACAATAGCGTGGTGGACCTTGCATATTACCTCCTACGTTAAAAGGGAACAACATAAGCTGTTCCCTTTTATTTATACTAACTTAATATCTAGTTCCAAATCCATTTACTTCAGCATTAAGTCGACGCTCAAGTTCTGAAAGAGTATATTGATACTCTCTGTACTTGAGTGGCCGAGCCATGTGTTGCCATGGATTAGATGGTTGAATATCAACCACAAAGAATTTTTTTAAAAATTTAAACATTCTTTTTATATGCCTCCATAGTTTTGTGGTTAAGCTCAGCCAATAGACTGTAATACGTATGCTCCGGATATTCAATTAACAGCACTCGAGCGATTTGCTCATTAGCTGCAATTTGGCGGGACATCTGCATAGCTGTGCCGACTGATGCGAAGAAACCGGTAACCGCTTTAAGCGGGTTCGGCAGACTTAAGTTTTTTAGTGCGAGAGTGGTCATTTGTTAATTCCTCGTGTTTCGTGATTGAAATTTTACGAGGCCGCTTTTCTTCCGGAAGGACAACTTCAAGTCCGACAGTTAAGATTCCATCCGTTAGATCAGCTCCAGTGACTTCTGTATATTCAGACAGTCTAAATGACTTATTCCAGTTTCGAGCACTAATACCTTTGTGAACATACATATCTTGATTTCTACGTGCCGGTCTATTACCAGCAATCGTTAGAACGTGATCTTTTACTTCAATGTCAATATGTTCTTGTTTGAATCCAGCCACTGCAAGTTCCAAAGAGTATTTAAGTTCTTCTTCTTTTACAACATTGTGTGGTGGATAGGTATCCTTCGCATGCTTGTGAATGTTCTCAAGCTGATCGAAGATGTGGTCGAAACCCAAAAAGGCGTTTCGCGGGTATGCGAATGTTCCAGTCATATGTACCTCCATGACTTATGCAAGGTTAAAATGGACCCGCAGTATGCGGCATCCGAATCTATTTATATCACAAACAAAATTGTTGATATACTTTTTGTATTACTTTTTTTGCTATTGGTGAAGAAAATGTATGCTGCTGTAAATACTTCTTAGCGTTACTCCATCTAATATCTGAGACAGTTGCTTCTCTACAAATTAAATTCATATTTTTTTCAGTAAGAGGAATAAGTTGCATAAGAGGCATGCCAGCCGGCAGCAGTACTTCACCATCAGCGTTCCACCATCCTTGTACATTAATTTCTGATGAGAACGATGGATCCAATATTCCAATACTTGATTCAATTGGAGGTTCGCCGTCAGGATAGGGAATAGGTATAATTAAAAATTTAACAGGTGATAAAACTTCCCAGCCAGTAGCAATTTTAAGATTTAGTTTTTCAATTCCTGGTATTCCGCTGTTTGGATGAATTATAGATTCAACATCTAAAACTTGCGCAAATGCTGGCTGAGGTAAGGTGTGATGAAGCTTTTGCTTCTCCCTATCAGCATACACTTTTATATCATATGGAAGTCTTACAATATATCCAGCTTCAAGTATTTCAAATATACCTGGGCATCTTCTAACATGAGAGTGTTTATTAACATTACTTTCTTCATTAAACTGAGGACTTTTAATGTAATGCTTGTAACTAGCTCTTACCTTATCTACCCACTTAAAATTAATTTCGCCGGCTTTTACAATAGGATAAGCAGTAGCCACTCCAGGCATACTGTTAAAAAATACTATATCATTTTTCACTTTTTATTTCCGATATTATATTTAGGACACAATTCCCAATCATTTTTTTCCTTATAAGGAATAATCTTAATCTGCCTCATCGGAGCTAAGGATTCAACTTTAAGACCAGAATCAATAGAAATAAGTCCCCAATCAGACATAAGTTGTGCAATAGTATTTCTACGTGCAAGATCATTTTCTTCTAAGTTTGATTTCTTACCGTCAAGTAGAAATAACTCTTTGAAGTGCACAATAAAATACCTGCCTTGCTTATGTAATATATGACAAGACTGAAATAACTTTTTATCTTTACGAGATGCTACGCCGATACGTGTTAGTGTTTCTCTTACTTTAAGGAAATCGTCAGGTTCGTTCAACGTTATTTCCAGCATTGACGCTGGTGTCCATTCGACAATATTATTTTCTTCCACCTTTATAAACCTTCTTCTTTAAATCATTAATCTGTTCAGATGTGAGAAGGGTCAAGACTTGGCGGGCTTTTTGATTACTATAGCCATAATATTCCTTAACTACTTCCACGTCACTCAGAGTATCAGGTTTGATCCATTTGGAAAACCTTTTACGCTTTCTGATTATATTTATAAGAAAGTCAAATTGTAAACGGCTGTCAAGATGATGGTGGCGATTCATCTCATTTGCAAATAGAACAGTATCTTTAAAATACGAAAGGCCGCGATTTACCATAAAAGAATTATAACTTTTTTCAGCTATATCGTCAACCATAAGATCTTGTTTGGTATCATTTATGGCGTTCAAATATTGAAACGGATTTGTCATCGTGTTTACTCCATGGTCTTTGTACATAACGAAGAAAAATATAAAGTGGTATGGTTATCAATATCATACCGGTAAAGTCTAAGAAAAAACTAGAAATAATAGCAACTTGCAATGTTAATATTAAACTAGTCTTATCGGATCGATCTAAAGCTTTCCACTCCGCCCACATAGTTATCCCACTCCATTTGTTCTTCCATAAGTTCTTTAGTAAACTCATGTGTGCTAACTTTATTTAAGTGTTTATTATTCCAATAAAGCTGAGGCACAGTTTTATGGCCTTGCTCTTTCATAAAGGCTTTTTGTTCTGGCATTTTATTGAGATTAACTTCATCCCAAGTATAGCCCCAATTTTCAAGTTTCATCTTCATAGCTTCACAATATACACAATCATTTTGAGTATACAAAATTAATTTAACATGCATCATGCTGCATTCATCCATCCCGTAGCTGCCGCATCAGGAATCATACTAACCCAGCCTGTAGCAATATACTTATCATCATTCATAGACGGAATTCCCGTATGTAAGTGCGTAAAGTCTGAAGGCCAAATAACCAGCGATCCTTTTTTACATTCAGTTGTATGGTCTTGATGAATCCATTTTGTGCCTGCGTTAGGAGTATCACTTAGGTATAACATCCAAACTAAAAAACGTGGACCATCATTAAACGTTTGTCTTTCACAATGTACCGCGCCGTAACCTTGTCCAGGAGCGTAATGTTGAATATTAAAAGGCTCTGTTAAAGCCCAACTTCCAAAGGATCTCTGTTCACCTTGCTTGGAAAAAATATAATCTTCAACATAGCCATCAACTTTTTTTACAAAATCGCTGAAAAAATTATCAAATAAATTATAATCTTTAGGTCCAATAGTAAGATAAGTGGCAGTGATAGATTTATCAGGAGATGTTACTTCATACTGTTCATCTTTATTAGCGTGATAATAGTCTAAAAATTCATCACAGACAGAATCTGAAATAGTATATTCTTCAATAAAATTAGTTAAATTGGACATTAGCCATAACCTCCGTAAGACAGGCAACTACATTAAGTTCGTGATCAGCTACAAATGCATTTTTATATTGATAATCTGCAAGGATCAATACAAGCTGTGGCACCGATTGTGGCTGTACTTTATCATTCATTTGATCATACAAACCGCGAAAAATAGCGGCTGCATCTGTATCTATATTGTTTACAACCCATGAACGCATTCTTTTGAAATCTTTTTCTTTTAGAAAAGCAAAAAGGTTGTCAAAGGCTCCACTACCAGTGCTAGCATTAGACCCCACCACAGACCCCAAAACAGAATATCTTTGTAGTTCATTGAGTACCCTCCTCCAATCAGGCGCAAATTTCATAATTAAGTCTGCAACAGTTCTTTTATCGTATTCAACTTTTTCAGCTTCTAAGATTGCTGTGACTCTTTCCATAAAGTTACCAGCAAGTTGAGCCATATCTTTCTTAGATGTATTGAATTCATAGACACCACAGCGAGAATGAAGTGGTTCAATAATACGATTCTTAAAATTACACGTAAGAATAAATCGACAGTTATTTGCAAACTCTTCGATAAAGCCACGAAGTGCAGGTTGTGTGGATTGTGGATTGAGATAATCTGCTTCGTCAAGTATTACAACTTTGTATCCACCTTGTAAAGAAACTGTAGAAGCAAATTGTTTAATCTTGGTTCGAAGCGTGTCAATGTTACCTTCTTCCGAACCGTTGATAATAATATAGTCGAGCGCCAGTTCATTACACATGGCTTTCGCGACAGTAGTTTTACCGAGACCAGCAGTACCAGTGAGAAGCATATTAGGCAACTCACCAGTATCTACGGTCTTTTGGAATGTTTGTTTGAGATTATCTGGTAAGATAGTCTCAGCAATAGTTTTAGGACGATACTTTTCGACCCATAGATAATCATTAGACATATTTACACCTCACATAATATATTATAACAAAGTTCACAAGCGGTTTAAACAGTTTATTGATCTTCTTCCATTGCCTTTTCTTGTTGGATGTTTTCAACAACTTGAATAACTTGAATTGCGTCATCACGCAATTTACCAATTGTTGACATTTCTTCGCCTTTTACTGCACCACGTTGTGTCATGGCATCAATAACTGCGACTGTTGAACGTGACACTTGATTTGACAACGTCAACAGATGATCATACTGATCTGGTTCTTTATCACTCATCTTAAACTCCGTACGAAGATGTTTTTTCTAATGCAATCCAATATTGAACATTTAGTTCTTTGTGTGTGAATCGAGAAATACGTTTACTTGAGATCTCTACATCATAATCACCTGTTATGATTTTTAGATTTGAGATGCCAAGCATAAAAGTAAATTCTACTCCATCAGGATACTCGCCATCGA